GATTTAACTCTTGCCGTTCCGACTAAATTTCCAGAAGGCACGGTTGATGCTGGAACGTTTGACGTGATTCGAGTTTCGGCTAAGTCATAAAAAGAAATCTGATTTCCTTTGTCAAGCGGAATCATACCTTTGACTTCTTTTATCAGAATGTAACGACCCGATCTAGCAGATAATATCTGAGAATTGACGTATCCGGTATCAATACTTTTATCTGTAGTGATATAATTCGTAACCAGAGTGTTTACGCCATAGCCTTTGACGTATGATGTCCCAGGCTCAATACCAATTGCTAATAGATTTGAATCGCCACCACTTTCAAGAGTTTTATAACCTTCGTTAATTCCAGTATCAAGATGTTCGCGAATAATGACGCCCATACCTCTAACACAATAATCACCAGACTCATCAAAAGTTCTTTTAGCGATTTCATCGCCTATGACCGAATACAGCGGTCTATCAAACTTCTGTTGAACAACTCCATCTCTAACTGTGAATAATTCAACGAATTCTGGCAAAGACTCTGTATCATCGATATCGATTTTCGACAAAATCGGTTCGATCTTTAGTCTATCTGCGCCGGGAGAAGCATAATTTAAAAACCCTTGTGAGTTATCTAATAAAGAATTATCTTCTGCGACAGTAATGATCGAAAAATCAATAAAGAATCCGACACGACAAGTTGGTTCTTTGGTGAAAGAAGAGAGAACGACGCTTTGTTTCGCAAATGAAATAAAGAAGTTGTTAGAGAATACTACGCCTTCGCTGATACTGAATAGAGAACCAAAACCAGTAGGAGTATTTGCTTCAACGTCAACAACCGCGTTTATCGATGCACCCGGAACGGATGTCTCCGTTCTGACGATTTCCTCGGGAAGAAAAACATCTGAATCGATAGAACCAGACAGATAACGAATAAAGAAAACATTTCCGTCTTCTTCTGTGGTTTCTGCATGAACGATAAACGCTCTTATTCCGGAAGTCTCGCCATAAATCGTTTGTCCAATAAACTCGGAAACGTTGATGACGTTTCCGGATTCATTTAGATCTTTTAGACGAACATACGGTACGCTGTTGTCAATATCAAACTGACCACCATAGACAATGGAACCTTCTTCAAAAATATGACGACCAAATTTTTCAATTTGGTTTTGAATAATCGTCTGTAATTGCGTTAATTCTCTAGCCTGAACAGGATATCCGGGTTTGAAGAGAATTCTAGCAAACTGTTTAGATGAATCAAAATCGTCCCAATAAGGTGCAACGGAAAGATCAATTGAATTAAATGAAGGCATAGATTTTTCGTCTTTTTGTGTATTCGTTTAGAATTGCAGAATGATTCTTATTTCTTCGCGAGACGTTTCCGTTCTTGCAATTTTTGTTCTATTCTCTAAGTAGATGACATCTCCAGAATAGATGTCTACATCTGGATTATTTATCTGAGATATTGTACCAGAAACCGTTCCAGAACCGTTTCCGTTTCGAACAGTTTGCGATGTTTCGAACGGAACCCAACCAGTCTTATCGTTTTGGTGAACAAAGAGAGTATAAGGAGAATCTGTATTAACTTGATCAACAAAAGCGCGAGCAAGTAAATTTGTTCCCGTTGTTTGTTTTATGACATCATCTGGTGAAAAGTTTCCACCACTAACTCCAGTTAATTCTATAGACGATAACGCATTCAATGTTATGCTAGTAGAGTAATTTGACCACTCTTCTCCGAACTCAACCGGGTTTTTAATTAGGCCAATCTGTCTGAAATCGTTGCCGACTATAAATTTTCCTTCTTCTGTTTCAGACAAAGCTGTCGCGATTTGAACATAATAAGCGTAGAGTTCTTCTTCTACATTCGTCCCATGCCCATTTTTAGGAGATATGATCGCTCTTGCTGTTGCGGTTGTTCCGCTAGGTGGAGCAGAAATCAACACTTTGGCATTAAAATAACCGTTTCCGTGCGCGAGTTCGTCTGTATTAACAGTGTCAATATTAATACCCGTAACAACTCCACCAGAAATTGTTGCGGTCGCTGTTGCGCCTGTTCCATTTCCTTGAATTGTGACTGTTGGAGCGGTTACATAACCACTTCCGCCATTAGTGACGACAATCGAAAAGATACCACCATCTAACTCAGTTTTGCATTCGACTTCGTGTGCAATATGCTCGGCAGAGGAACCATTTTTTACTGGAATGAATTCGGAATTAAGAAACTGTAGAGCATCAGATGTAGGTATTCTATATAGATAATGCCATACATATCCATCCGCATAAATTTTTGGTTCTGTGGTGATATGACTTGGTTGCACAGTAGATGCGCCGGATCCACTTTTCAAGCATTTATAGACATCAAACGTTTGAGTCATGACATAAAAACGAGAAGTTTCGATATCTACATCAGAATCGTCCCATTGAGTATAAGTAATACCACTCTGCCAATCGTATCTTGGAACAGTGTTGATTAATTGAGTCGGTAGAATTCTCTTCATCGCTATAACATTGCTTCTAAACTCATTCAGATGCACTTTCGATTCATTTGGCACAAATGGACTAGAATCTACAGATGACGCAAGATCATTATTCCACGGATCTGTTTTGGCGATTGCCAGATAAAGATAACTTTCTTCCGAGACATACTCATCAATAAATTTTTTTGAATTTATTACGCTTTGTGTTGATGTCGTTATTGCAGCCATGAATGATTATCCAATTCTTTTAGATTGTTACGGATTCCACTATAGATCCGAGTGATAAAAAGTTTCTTCTATTTATGTCATACATCGTATCAAAATCCACTAGAGTATCAAACTCTTCCATCAACGAATTATTAAAAAACGTTGAACGTGTGAATGTTCTATAGTTAATTAGGTCTGATGTTTCGTTCACCAGAAAAACGAATAACAAACTCGCAAAAAATTTCGTTTTTAGTTCGTTCGCTAGATTCTCGTCATATAAAATTAGGAAGAATGTATTCACGTAATCAGATATTACTGAATCCAATATACCCAATTGCGTTTTTAGCATTCTTCTATTAGAAGATACCAAAAGAATGAAAAGAGAAGAGAAGAATTTGAATCCGCTTGGATGCAGCAACGCTTCAAATATATTTCTCCATTCGTTTTCATGTCGATCAACTTTGATATCGTATGAAAATCTTTGCCAGTAATTTGAATCCTGCAAATGAATATTATCGGATAGAAATCCTTTGTTAGATAAGAAACGTTGCCCGTCCCACTCACCGGCAGAAGCAATCAAGACATCATCCCAAGGATAATAGATGGACGAATTTGATCCGAAAACGATCTTGAAAAAAGACTTCACCGCATTTTCTGAACCTTTCTGAACATATAAAGTTTTGATGTTCTTGAGAATGGTTCTGTAATCAATTGCAGTTTCTCTTTGTGGAAATTTTGACGCCAATTCGAAAAACAGTTTTTCAATATCTTTGTCTTCGTAAACGGAAGACCAGAATTCGTCAATATCTCGCGAGCTATACAAGTTAGTAGAGAGGTTCTTCAATTTTACAGAATTCTTTGTATCACGAAGAGCGTCATCCTCAACTAATTTTTTCTCTTCGCTCAACCATTCATAATATGCTTCTAAAAATTCAATGATTGGTTGAATTTCTGAAACCAAATCTTGTGGAAAAAGCTCGGACACTGACAAACTTTCTCTTGATTTCTGTCTCTTATTTGCGACAGAAATCAAGAGATTTCTTTCGTGATTTTCTTTTTGTCGATTGAAATCCGACATGATTCTTTAAATAGTCCTACTTCTTGGTGCCGGAGAATAACTTCGGTTATTTCCTACAGACTTAAATGTATCGACTTCCGCCTTGACAAAAATTTCATTGGCGTCTATTCTCAGAAATTGATTCTGAAATGGAGGTATATCATATGAATTAGGATTGAAGTAAATCCTAATATCATTTGTATTATCGGAATATATATTGAATAGGTAGATGCTTCGATCAACGAGATCAATCTTGCCGACGTTGTTTTGAGCGATAACTTCTCTTCCCGCAGAATCAAAATAGATCATCTGGACAATTCTTTGGTTTTCTGTGCCGTCTACTTTTTTGTCAATTAGAAAATGCTGTCTTCCCTCAATTATAATTGGCGACGTTCTGATCAAAGAATCATCGTCGGAAGATCTATAGAGATCCACCGGAATCTTTAAGAAGAATTGATTTGAAACGCCGACTCTAGGATATATTTTCTTAATGATGTAAACGTTTGCGCTTGAGTTTTGAATGGAAACTTCAGTTGTATCTATCGCATGAAGAAGTCGAGAATGTTTAAAAACGCTTTCAAACTGTTGTAGATTCTTTTCACCGAATTTTGTTATCGTATGATGAACCATTTCTTCTATCTTGCTCGCTGAATTATTTGTAACGGTTTCATCATACTTCACAACACAATCTAAACCGATCCATACATAATCAGGGTCTTCGATAAATGGTGTAATTGTTGCGACATTTCTAGGTTTGATGATGTTATTAACGATTAACGCTTTTTGTTGATCATCTAAAAATTCCGCGTCTTTTGGTTTTATCGCAATGAAAACTCTCCCGTATTCTGGCGGAGAATTATTCTCGCCGCCCCATGCTGTAATTGATTCTATTGAACCGAGATAATCTCTTAGAATGACTGAAACGT